CTCATTATAGGATTTATTTTTTCTATAATGAATAGATTGAGAGAAAGAGAAGGAGTTGTCATTTCATTGGTCAAAGTGTTGTTTCTCTCATTATAGGATTTATTTTTTCTATAATGAATAGATTGAGAGAAAGAGAAGGAGTTGTCATTTCATTGGTCAAAGTGTTGTTTCTCTCATTATAGGATTTATTTTATTCTTGAATGAAGGATTGAGAGAAAGAGAAGGAGTTGTCATTTCATTGGTCAAAGTGTTGTTTCTCTCATTATAGGATTTATTTTTTCTATAATGAATAGATTGAGAGAAAGAGAGGGAGTTGTCAAAGTGTTGTTTCTCTCATTATAGGATTTATTTTTTCTATAATGAATGGATTAAGAGAAAGAGAAGGAGTTGTCATTTGGTCAAAGTGTTGGTTCTCTCATTATAGGATTTATTTTATTCTTGAATGAAGGATTGAGAGAAGGGGTTAAAGGGGAAACCGTAGGTTTCCATTATGAGTGAAGGGTTCGTCTATTTTTTAAAATGTGTTGTTCAAGGACAGTGTTATACTTATATTGGTGCTACTGTTGATTTAGACCATCGACTCCGCCAACACAACAAGGAATTGGTAGGAGGAGCCCAAGCCACCAGCATCCAAGTTGAACGAGGTGGGAAATGGGAGAGAGTGTGTCATGTCCGCAATTTCCCATCATGGAATGCTTGTTTGCAATTTGAATGGCGATGGAAACAATTGTCACGCAAATTGGGTGGACGAATGCATCCCGTGGAAAAAAGAATGACGGCATTGAACCAATTGTTGGCGTTGGACCGACCGACCAGTAAAGCGATTTTGTATAGTGAATGGCCCGTGCCTCCCGAAGTCGTCTACTCATAGAGTTGCAAAAGTGAGAACACATGAATCATACGCATACCACTGTTTTTTCCATTCTTCCACTATAGATGGAAACAAACGGTGCTGATACCAATGTTTTTTCGTTTCGTCTTGGATAAAGACATCCAATGTAATAAAAGGCGGGGTTTGAATGGAAAAAGAGTGTATTTTTAATTCGATGTCGGGTTCATCCAATGTATACCATACTGTAATGCCATTGTTTTCTATGAATTCCCTTTTTTTTATTATTTGAAACCCACATTGGTGGATTTCCTTTTCGGCACGATAGGTTATTAAATACGTATCCTGTAATGTTGAACCATATTTTTCATCGATATACACACAATAAATTGTGTGTATTTCGTTAATGTGTGTGGTTATCATACCATAGATTCATATTTTGTAATCAATTGAATTTAACCACAATATTGACATATTCCTTTTTCAACGATTTTACCGCAGAAATGCTTAATTCTTGTCTCTTTTTGCGGGTTTTGTTCATGTCATTTGGTTCTTCACTGCGTTTTTTTATACTGGCACTCGTGCTGTTTCTATTGTTCATGTCTTGTAAAATATCATCATAGTGATGTTCAATGTAATCGAGAATTTTATTTTCAATGACCCATTTAAAACAGTTCAACTGGGCTATTGTGGATTCCAAATACAGTGAATTTTCCTTGTCGTATAAAATGTGTTCTCTTTCATGACGACAAAAAATATCAAATCGTTTTTTGCTAAAACTCTTCAATTTCAATTTGTATTGATCATGCACTTTGAAACGCATCGTTTCACCACTTGTAATTGGCAGTTCATAAATGGTATAGTGTAATTTGGAATAATTGGTGATAAACCAATCTATAATGCGAAGAGAAATACGACATTCCCCATTGATGACAGCCATCATTTTCTGTAGTTTTTCATCGTCCTTGTAAAATTCCATAAGAGAAAGTAACAAAACATCGTTTTGTGATTGTTGTGGAGAAAAAGCGAGAGACATTTTTATTTAAAGATAGAAACAACAAAGAATGACCTTTATGTTATTTTTTGTTGTGTCGTGGAGTATATTGAGTTTTTTTATATGTATGAACAATATATGGCACTTTCATTAAAAAGGTTTGACCCTCGTTGCATTAAGTTTAGAGTAGAAGATAAGGATGCTCCTGTCATTGTATTGATTGGTAAAAGAAATACAGGTAAATCTTTTTTAATCCGTGATTTGCTGTATCATCATCAAGATTTACCCATCGGAACAGTCATTTCTGGAACAGAAGCGGGAAATGGATTTTATGGAAAAATTATACCTAAAATATTCATTCATGAAGAATACAGTTCCTTTTTAATCGAAAAAGTGCTTCAACGTCAAAAAAAGGTTATGAAACAATACAACCGTGATATGGTTGCTTTTAAAAAAACGTCGATTGACCCACGCACATTTGTCATTTTAGATGATTGTTTGTATGACAACACATGGGCACGTGACAAATTGATGAGATGTTTGTTTATGAATGGACGACATTGGCAAGTGATGCTCATTATTTCAATGCAATATCCTCTTGGTATTCCACCCGGGCTTCGTTCCAATATAGATTATGTTTTCATTTTGAGAGAAAACATTTTGAGCAACCGCAAACGAATTTGGGAAAATTATGCCAGTATGTTTCCTACGTTGGAATCGTTTTGTTCCGTCATGGACCAAACTACGGAAAACTACGAATGTTTAGTTATACACAACGGGTCCAAATCCAACAAAATACAAGACCAAATCTTTTGGTACAAGGCTGAAACACGACCCGATTTTAAATTGGGGTCAAAACAATTTTGGGATATGTCATGCCAAACACAAGACGAAAGTGACGACGATGAAGAATATGACCCAAATTCAGGTAAAACCGCCAAAAAGGGGGCGAATATTATGGTCAAAAAAACAAAGTGGTAAAGGGAAACCTAAAGTAAATTCTTAATCGCAGACAACAACGTTGTTAATACATTTACAACAATACTATTACCAAGATAAAACAACATTTCTTCATTTTTTACTATGGTGTTCCATTTGTAGTTTTCATGAAACCCAAACATTTTTAGTCCTTCTGTCACGTTTAATCTTCTAATATTTTCGTTAATAAAATACAGTCCGGTTTTTGCACCCGGACCACCAGACGAAGCACAAATAGTTGGACCACACGAATCAATAGAATACACTCTTTCTCCTTGTCTTCCTCCATTGTTTGTTATTTTATGAACCATTTTAAATAACATTTTACAGTTGCTTCTTGTGTTCGTTTCTTTACATTTTTCTAAATTGTATTTATCTTCATATTTTAAAAATTTTGGTTCATTAAAGTCAATAATACTTGAAACTGGTATTATTGTATCAGATAATTCCATTGGAAACTCATATTTTTTTATTTTATTACCTACGATGAACAGTCTTTGTCTCGATTGGGGTGAATTAAAATATTTAGAATCGAGAATTTTAAAACTAACATTATATCCTCTCTTTTTTAATTCAAAAAGTATTGTGTTAAATGTTTCCCCACCATGAATTGTCAATAAATTTTTTACATTTTCCAACACAATAGTATTGGGTGTTTTAACATCAATGATTTTTAAAATTGCATAAAATAAATTGCCTTTTGTTTGGTCTTCAAACCCTTTTTTTTTACCTGCAATGGAAAAGGGTTGACACGGAAACCCTCCACATAAAATATCAAAATCAGGTATTTTTGCAATATCTGTATTATGAATGTCTCCATCGGGGGTAATCCCATAATTTTCTTCATATAAATTTCTAACTTTTTTATCAATATCACATGCAAAAACACATTTATATTTTGTTTCTTCAGTCTGCAATAAGTTAAATGCATAATGAAAAGCACCTAAACCGCAAAATAAATCAATGTATTTAATTTCTGTAACCTGTTTTGTTTCCATTTTCTTTTATAAAATATTATAATTATATTTAATATTTTATGAATCAATTTTCTACACCTTTTAACATTTCAAATGCCGACCCTAAAGGGTCGGCATTATGTAAGTTTGACCCTTGAATATTTATTTTTTAAATTTAAGGAGCAATCCGGTGCGAATCACAGAATCCACTCCCATAGGGAGTGGATTCCTTTGATAACTGTTACTTTTCACTAAAGGGTATACGCATACCCTTTAGGGTCTGCCAAGGGCAGAATTTATGATATATACCCTTAAGGGACGGCGTTAAAAAAAGGTGAAAAGGTCTAAAAGCCATTCTTACTCTCACTTGAGGTTGTTGTTTTTCACTGTTTTCATTTGGGCATCATTTAGTTCGCTGGTGGCTACTTCACGATTCTCAAAATCCACCATCTGTTGGACTCCCATCAATTCTCCCGTTTCGGAAATACTTTGCGTCAATTTATTGCCCGTCTTCAAAGCCTTTTCAATATTTTCACGAATGGCCTTCTCCTTGGTTTCACGAATACGTTTGTCGAACTCCTGTTTCGCCAATTCCTCGTTCTTCATCTTCTCTTTGTGCAATTGATTCAATTGCTCTTCCATGAACTCAATCTGTTGTGTCTTGTAGGGATTGGGGTCCCATGGTAACCAAATACCAATCGGTCCAACAAATGTGCTATGATTGGGGTCTCGGTTACGGGTCTTTTTAGCAAAAGCGGAGGCTTCTTCTTCTGTCGGGAAATTACCACGTGCTTTGAACCCATGCACCGATGTTTGAAAGGCATGTTCTCGTTGGAATTGTTCAGTTAATTTATCTTCGTTTTTATCTAAAAAAGTGCTGTAATCGTCTTCTACGGATGACATGGATTTGAGTTTGTCCGTCTCGTCATTTAGGAAATCATTGTAATCTTTCAACAATGTTTCAATGTTTAGATTGTATTTATATGCTATAAAGTGCAAAAAATCCATGAATTTCATCATTGATTTAATCCAATCCCATTGTTTCACAAAAGAACCAAATAAAAACAACTCTCTCTGCTTTAAAATGTTTCCCGGACTTAAAAATGAAAAGACTCCCCAATGTTGTCCCGCTAATTTAGGGTCTTCGTCCAATAAATCTACATACTTGGGATTGGATTTTCCATCATTTAGTGTTTTCTTTTCAAATGCACTGTCCATAGTTGGTGATATGTTGTATTGCAACAAATCATTTAAGTTCTTTTTTCAATAAATGAACGGGGGGGTTTGATATTCAACCTTTTTCAACTTTTTTTTATTTCATTATAGTATAAGATGAACGGTTTCGATTTAGGTGAATTTGTCAAACGCATTGTAAAGTATTTAGTGGAAGGTTTAATCGTTGCTATTGCGGTTTACGCCATTCCCAAGAAATCTCTCAATATTGAAGAAATTGTTATCATTGGTTTAACCGCTGCCGCAACTTTTGCCGTATTGGATGTTTTCTTACCCTCTGTCGCCGCCAGTGCCAAACAAGGTTTAGGCATTGCTATCGGTTCCGGATTGTCTGGAGGTATCAAAATTATGGGTTAAGTGAAGCGAAGTGAAGTGAAACACAAGAATAATCCCCCCTCACAGTTGGAGGGATTATCCCCTATTTTTTTTGTATAGTGCTTTTTATCTTTATAGTGTAACAGTATGTCGTCCAAAACCTTAAAACATAAAAAGGTTACAAAAAAATGCGTTTATACACAGAAACATTACAATAGTGGAGATGGAATGTTAACCTATGTATGGGGTCCGCCCATGTGGCATTTTTTACATACTATGTCATTCAACTATCCAGTATGTCCCACTCCTGAACAAAAAACACAATACCTTACTTTTATTACTTCTCTCAAAAATGTGTTGCCATGTGGAAAATGCCGTGATAATTTGTCCGATAATTTAATAAAATTCCCCCTCACTTTAGCCCATTTAAAAGATAGACACACTTTTTCTCTTTACATTTTCAAATTACACGAAATAGTAAATACAATGTTGAAAAAAAAATCACATTTAACGTATGACGAAGTGAGAGAAAGATATGAACATTTCCGTGCTCGATGTGTAGCCGGCGATGTATCGGAAAAGGGATGCACTGATTCACTCTATGGTGTTAAATCAAAGTGTTTGCTAAAAATTGTCCCCCTCGAAACCAAATGCAACACACTTGTAATTGAAAAATGAAAATAATAAACAAAAAGAAAAATTGAAATAATAACACCGTGAAATTTATAGTATTTACCTATGGATGACATTGACAATGAATGGAGTCATTTTTTAAAAGAACAACAGTGTATTCTAAAAACGGGATACGTAAAAGACGAGGCGACCATGAATTCGACCATGAATTCGACCATGAATTCGACTATGAATGAGAGTGCTATAGTGGCAGACACCCCCCCTTTTTGTGATGAATTGTATATCTCCACCAACACAAAAATTTTGTTTCTTAATCAACCCATTGACACATATAGCCTATTTTGGAAAATACCCATTATAGAGTATGGTTTACCATCAACAGGAGTAGTTCACAAACACATGAAAATTGTTTCCACCACAGTGGAACAATTTGAAGATTATAAAAAGCAATTAGAAACGGTGCCCTTTTATCGTGAAAATATCATTAAACAAATCAATGTGATTCATTCCAAACGTCCTAAATTCAAAGACGAGCGAAAAATCATGATTGGCATTTCTAAAAAGGAAATTATCAACACACGTAAAAAACAAAAAAAGGCATTCATGAACTCTTTCGCCATCATTATACGATTTATGTATGATGGATTGTTTAGAGAAATACATGTTAAAATATTCAATACTGGTAATTTAGAAATACCCGGTGTGTTGAATATGGATTTGCTGGTTATCGTGAAAACCATGATTTTAAACATTTTGCAACCCCATTTGGACCAACCCTTGGATTATTTAGACAATGGACAATCTAAAAGTGTTTTAATCAATTCGAATTTTCGTTGTGGGTTCTTCATCGAGAGAGAGAAAATATACACCATTTTGAGAACCAAATACAACATCGATGCTTCGTTTGACCCATGTAGTTACCCTGGGGTCAAATGCAAATTTTACTTTAACAACGATGAAAAAAGTGTTGGGCAAAGGGGCATCATACATACGGAGGACAGAAACATGACCATGTCCGAGTTGAATAAAAATACCAAATATACTGAAATTACATTCACTCTGTTTCGCACTGGAAGTTGTTTGATTTCGGGAAATTGCACGGAAGAAATATTGTTTTGCATTTACGATTTTGTGAAAACTATTCTCAGAGATGAATATTATAACATTTGCACCAATACATCGACACCTATTGTGAAAGAGAAAAAAACAAAATTACGAAAAAAAACAGTCGAAATGAGTCCTGACCATTATAACTCTATTTATCACTTTGAATAAACTCAATAAATGAACCCTTATTGTGGAAAACGTATGAGCAATGTATCTAAAAGTGGATACACTTGAGGGTCTATTTCATTGGATTCTTCGTGTAAATCTCCCTCTAATGTTTTGCCAATCACAAATTGGAGGGCATCCATCGTATTTAAATCTGTTACTACGGGATGCGTGTTGATTTGTTCAATGTATTCTAAATAGAGTTTGTAAGCATGACAACTGGATTGATAAGCCGTGTTTATATTTCGGGTTTTTATGATGAGCAGTTTAAACAAATGCACAATCAAATGAAATCCTTTAGTGACAATAAAATGACAATGAGGGATGCCCTTGTTTTTCTGTAAAAAAACGTCGGCTTCTTGTTTGTATTCTTCAATAGTTTTAGCGAAAAAATGTATCGTGTTTTGTTCTGTTATTTTCATAGTGGATGAAATATATTTAGAAATAAGAAAAATGAAAGAAAAGATATAAAGTAAAATCGCATTAATTTTTTATATTTTGATATAAATGAGTTCTCAACCCAAAACTGAAGAAATAGGACGTTTGCCCGAATTTAAAACTTTGCAAGAAGCATGTAAAATTTCTATTGTTGAAGACAAACCCATTATGATGGACTATTGGATGGGGTCCATTGACAAAACCGTATTGATTGGTGTAAGTGAAAACACAGTAGACGGCAAAAAAGTGACTGAGAAAATTTTAGTGAGAAGCGAAGATGAATATACCAGCCCTATCCTTAAAGTATATGGTTTAGGAAAAGAGTATGTCGTCATGACCGAAAATTCACTCTATATTGTTGATTCAAAGATACCCGTTAACCGTATCGACAAATCTACCTAAAAGATAATAAAAATATAACAAGTGTTGTTATATTCTTACTGGATGACAATCGCTATGAAACTTATGGGTGGTCTTGGGAATCAATTGTTTCAAATTTTTACTGTCATGGCTTACGGGATTGAACACAGTGTCCCCTTTGTTTTCGAGTATCGCAAACAGTTGAATGAGAGAAAAACGTACTGGGACACTTTTTTATGTTGGATTCAACATTATACCAATATGGATACCAATTTGGGGTCAAGTTTATGCACCAATCGTATCATTTCTATGATGCCTGTTTATAAAGAACCTGTATTCGCTTATCGTCCCATTCCCGATATTCAATCCAATTTTAGATTGGAAGGATATTTTCAAAGTTATAAGTATTTTCACAAACATGCCGAAACTCTTTTTAGATGGATTCATTTGAGAGAACAGCAAACGGCCGTTTTAGCAGAATTTTCAGATCTGTACCAAACCACTACAGTGGGTGTTCATTTTCGATTAGGGGATTATAAAAAATTACCACAATATCATCCCATTTTACCAGTTGATTATTATATTCGTTCCATTCAATATATTTTGGGTGATTTGGACCAACCAGTCTCGTTTCTTTGTTTTTTCGAAGAGGAGGATGGGAACGAAGTAAGAACAATCATTCGACAATTGGAATCACTTTTCCCCCTTTGTTCATTCGTCTGTGTAAATACCACTATAGTGGATTGGAAACAAATGCTCATGATGTCATGCTGTCATCATCAAATCATTGCCAATAGTTCCTTTAGTTGGTTTTCTGCGTATTTTAATGCGAATCCTGACAAAATAGTCTGTTATCCGTCTATTTGGTTTGGACCTCAATTGGCACACCATGATGTGTCTGATATGTGTATGGAATCGTGGCATAAAACAATTTTCTAAAAAATTGATTTCGAAAAAGATATAAAAATAAACCATATTCCTATCTTATGTCCAGTATCGAAATTCAATTGTTAATTAATAACTTATCCAGAGAATTACATTCTTTGTCGAGTGAAAATATTAATCTTACATATCAAAATAAATTACTGAGTGAAAAATGTGAGGCTCTTTTAAAAAGCGTTGTCTTGCTGTCTTCCACTGGTATCGACAAAAAACATGAAGATGATGTGATTTTTATGAATGTAGAAAAAGAAAAACAAAAAATAATTGATGTAGAAAAAGAAGAAATTAAATTTAATATAGTGGATATAAAATTAGAAAATGAAGTTATTTTTCCTACAAAAGAAGAACAAGTCATTAAAGAAGAAAGGGGTAAAGACGAGCAAGTCGTAAAAGACGAGCAAGTCGTGGAAGAAGTGGAAGAAGTGGAAGAAGTGGAAGAAGTGGAAGAAGAGCAAGTCGTAAAACACGAGCAAGTCGTAAAAGACGAGCAAGTCGTAAAAGACGAGCAAGTCGTAAAAGACGAGCAAGTCGTAAAAGACGAGCAAGACGTGGAAGAAGTGGAAGAAGTGGAAGAAGTGGAAGAAGTGGAAGAAGTGGAAGAAGTGGAAGAAGTGGAAGAAGTGGAAGAAGTGGAAGAAGTGGAAGAAGTGGAAGAAGTGGAAGAAGTGGAAGAAG